GCAGAATCGACCTTCTCCCAAATGGGAGATGCGACGCATCTTGAAATTTGCGACCTATAAATCCAACTAGGTGCATGTGGTATTAACGTACCGCATACAGCTAGTTGACAAATTCAGTCAAATAAAAGATGCGGCGAGGTATAAATACCACTAACAAAAGTTAGTACCTACGGGCCGCCCGTAGGTTTTTGTACAGCCTGCAAAGCGTATTTCGACGCCTATACAAAACAAGAAAACATATATATATATACAATAAATAATAATATGTACAATGTAGCGGTTTAAGCTACTTCATCAATGTATGAATAACATGTAGGAACATTGATGAACCAAAAACATGAGAAATCTTCGCCTGCAGCGACAGATGTTCTCAAAAGACCCTGAGTATCATTTGAATTATTAAATTGGGTCCAACACTCTAACGCATGGAACAAGCCCTTAGGCTTATTTGTAAGAGTGACATCATTACCAAGATCATGAGTATGACAAAAACGATACTCAGAATAAAAAGGCAACTCATACTCAATACAGCCACCAACGGCTGCATGAACAAGTGCTGAGCCACCCCTACCGTTGTCCGTAGTATTTCTAAATTGACGCGCAAGAACTGTGTCAATCTTATTACTATAGACTTGGAACTCATCAATCTGCTGATCAGCAGTGATGGCATTGGAGTAACGAGACACATTAAGAACCGTGCGCTCGTCAAGACCAACGTGATGGACTTTCCTACGAATTCCACCTCTCCAACCGAGATAACACGGAGTGATCCAATTCAAATAAGTCATATGAACAAAGTTATAAGGGCTACCAGTTCCTGACAAACGAGATACATCAGCGTAACCTCTTAAATCAGGAAAGTTCCTAGCAAATTGCCTAAAATAAATCAAAGGCAAAGCTCCACCAGGAACATCATAAATGTCGTGGAAAACATAACGCTTCATCAAAGAACGTAACGAAGTGACCTTCTCACCCATATACACATAAAGTGTATCATCACTGGGTGAAATAGCAGTTCCACCAACATCATTGATGTGTTCAACACCAGCTGCTGGAACGTTATCTGCTTTAGCAGACATACCTGTATCCGTAACTTCATTCTCAGAGGCAACAACCTCAGAACCAGCTTCTGGGGTAATAGCCTCAGAACGACCAGCCACAAAGGGTGCCCAAGTCAATTGCTCCAAACGCCCACCAGTAGGGTTGGCGAATTCCAGATCAGGTCCAGCTCGCGCAAAAACATTAATTTGGATAGGAGCACGAACAGTGCTATTGGGTGTTGTAAGTTCATTCAGTACAGAAACTTGCAACATACCATTAGTCCTGTCAGCAAGAGGTAACAAATTACCGGCATTAAACAACCTATTGACAGTCAATCCCTGCATTACTGGGACAGTACGCCAAGCTTCAGGTTGACACCAATTAATTGTCATCTCAAAATCTCTTTCCTCAGCCAAATCAATAATCCTATTATAAGCAACATTATATTCAGTAGAACTGAACAAACCAGTTGCATAAGGATCATATGTAACTCTGATACGACCTTTGTGGAAATTAGAAGCAACAATCTGAAAGCGAAGGATAATACTACCGCGCCAATGTTCAAACATTTGTGAGACCATTGTCATGGGTATCATCGCAGCTCTTCCTGTATTTGTACCCCACACTCCAGTGGAACGAAACAAAACAGGTGAGACGTTCATAGAAAACAGAACATCTTCAGAATCATCATCTTCTTCCCAATCAAAGGAAGTAACCAAACTCTCATGCTGTAAAACATGTGCAAAAGACATCTGGTCAACAGAATCAAGACCCACTGTACGTGGATCAATAGTAAGTTCTTGCTTAGTGTCAAGTGATAATTTGACAATATGCTCATCAGCATCCACATTACACATCACACCACCTTGAATAAGTTTGGTAGGCATGATATTAGAAACGATCGGTGGGCGAGAATAACCAAAAATACGGGCTATATTTGCAACACCATCGAGTGCAATCTTGGAGGCTAAGGCATAAGAACCAATACCAGGAACATTTGTTAAAGCTCCAGCTGCCTTGGCCATAATGGAGGCGGGTTTGGAAATAATTCCTTTCCCATACTCGTCTCCTTTACCATTACTGGCCATTTTCATAGAACCAGACTCAGGCCGTATAAGGCTGAGATCTGCTTCAAGTGAAAACTCGTCACCTTCCTCAAGAGGATCAAGTTCGAGCAAGGCCAAAGCAGTTTTGAACTCAAGTCTAGCATTTATATAGCGTGAGACTGCATGATTATACTTCTTACGAAGTTTCTTCAGCCTCTGCTTTTCAGCAAGCATGAGTTCTTCCATCACAAGAAATTCCTTACCACTTTCTGGCTGAACTGAACCAACAGGGTTAACTGTAGGAATAGTCAATTCAACATTTTTCATACAAGCAAAAATTACAATATTAACGGCACCAGTGCCGCTATTAGCTTGTCTTAGTGGATTAATTTCTGTGATAGAAAGAGTACCAAGCTTCCCATAATCTCGTTCAGTGAGATTCATCCAATTCTTGGGCCAAAAGTAAGGCACACAAAGAGAACCACCCGTAGAGGTGGTTGGATCCAAAAACACATGAGGTCTCTGGGATGCTTGAATATTGTACAATGGATCACCAGGATCCGTATCAAACTTCCGAAAAAGCTTGAGCGGATTGTAGGCAGCCAAAGCACGACCATAATAAAACCCGTTTCCGTTGATCATGATACTTATCTCCAAATCTCCTCGCAACAAATAATAATTCTCCAAACGACGGAGAACGTTAATGTTGTTGAGGAAATTGGACCAAGGATCAATCTCAAAAGATAGTGGCACGGCAGAGTTCCAAACTACATCTCCAATTTTCACTGGACGAGAGAGGAACGCTCCCAAATCACCATCCTGACGATACCCCACGTTAAAGGTAGCGTCACGTTCAGCATTAACATGTGTAGACCAAGCATTATCGGCGTTAGAAAACGAAACGATTGCTTCATCTTGCTGATTAGGCAAGCGACTATACACGTAATTCATGTCAACATTAGAGTTGACGTTCTTTTCAATACTATTTTTATTATCAGTAATTCAATTTATTTACAACTCATGATGTGCGAATTAAACATCAGAGCGTGTATATACAAGGTGGCTGACTAAGCCCTCCTAAATAGGAGTATTCCACGAGGGGAATGTCACAATATGCAAGCAAGTTAAAATAAATATATATACTTAAATACAATAACAGGTATCCAATACACAAGCGTCTTTGTACATTATTGAGACGTGACGAACGGCTCAGATTTAATAAGGTTAATCATCCCGTAATGAGAGAAGAAACTCAGTAGCACTCCGGAAAAAGATTCCGATATTAAGCAACATAGGTAATGAAACCCATGACACAAGAGCGCGAAAAAGAGTTCCTTCTCCGAGCAGTGAGGAGTAGGCGATAATATACAACCATCTCTTATCCCACCTAGGTAGGTAATACTTATCTGCATAAATCAACCACATCATAGCGAACAAAACGCTAAACATGTTGAGGATCAGTAGACAAGGTTCCCACCAAAAATAACTGTTCGAATTATTACAGAAGCTATAGTGTTCAACAGTGTCATACACAGCTTCTTGACCACATTCCGGCGCAATGAAAACAATCTCATCAGGTTTAAAGACATCTCTGTCATCAACTTGAGGACCATTTCTATAGCGCTGGTTCCACTTGGCTGTCCAGTAATCAAAAGTAGTATTCAAATTAACGCAACGATCCGTAAGATTACAATCACTTGCAACCAAACGCAATTCATCAATGCGCTTTTCGAACACTTCTTTACCGTGGAAATAAAATTCCCTAATTGCTCCATCAATATTGATGGCTGCTGCTTCATCAGGAGTCAACTCCTTAGAAAGCAAAACAGAATGCAATGATTTAAATATAGACATTTCATCCAACACACCCACTCTAACACCCAATTCGGGTGCAAAGCGAGATTTGCGTTTCAGAAAATCAACGTCATTAATATTCATTAAGGGAACAGGTAGCGATTCTTTATCAGGCATGGTAAACATCATTCCATGTTTTTCCATAAAACGTGCATACGTAATGTGATTAAAAATATCAGCCACGTCACTAGAGACACCTCCGAAAAGGTCATCTCCATATCCCACAGCAGAGACAAAGTCTCTAAATGCTGGAACTACAGTATATGGTATACCGGTAATATATGGTGTGTGATGCCATTGGTCAAACCAATGCATTCTCAACATCAATTGACTACTAATAGTGCCCACGTAAACAGTAAGACTGCTACCGGACAAATGTAGTGCATTTAACATTAAGAGAGTTCCATTCCAACTAATAGTAGGATTGGAAATATCAGCACACAAACCTTTCATGATCATAATATCCTCATTCGAATAACCGAAAGCTTCAGCAATTTTAATAAAACATTTAAAAGAAGCTCTAATCACCTGTGAAGGTAATCGGAGATCGAATTTAGAATAATCACCAGCAAAAATATTGCTAGAACCATATTGTGAAACATGTGAAATCAATTCATCCCACTCTGGACCTTGGCAGTTAATTCCAACTGCACAACCAGATTCCAAGGGAATAGTTGATATACCTGCACAAATGGTCAGAAAGTATTTCCGAATAAGATACTGGGTGGAAGCATTAAGAACATAAAATATACGAGTCTTGTCTTTAGTGAGCTTTGTAGGCTCATCTTTTAGGGCGGTGCGTGCACAGACGTGCGCACGTTTACCGTCCTTATAACAAGAAATCATACGTTCTACTTCTTTCATGCTTTCTTCATCCATATCAACAGCATCTGGATATTCTTCAGTAGGTTCCAAAGGTGTGAAGTATTTACTCTTCTTACCTGTACGTGGAAAACCAATAGATGTACTGCGGACCATACGGTCCACAAATCTTTTACCTGGAATACCATTAACTGACTCAATATGAGACAAAGGCCGGATATCAGCATCGATAAGCTTCAATTTAGTAATGATAGAAGATGTGTAATCTTCAATTGCCCAATCCAAAGCTTCTGGATCAAATCCAGAGCTAGCATTTGCAGCAATAATTAAAGCATCACGATGAGCTTTCGTAGCATTCATTTTAGGAGGTCCCCATTTCTGAGGAATTCCACATCTCTTGTTAACACTTTCAGAAATCACAGTGTCGACAACAGAAGAACGATACGTAGCTCTACCCGGAGCAGTACCATATACATGTACAGAATTCAAATCTTCAGGTTTTAAAAAACGTGTTGGACACTTAGGGTGCACATCCGAAGATGTAACAACCTGTGTGCCACACATTTGCTGAGGAAAATCCGAATTCGACGCCTCTGGCAAAACATTAGTCATTGTCATGATTGCAAGATCGATTTGTTTCTTCGATAAACAACCAGACACGGCTAAATATTTCTTATTACCACCCAAATGAAAACCAAAAATATAAGGATTCTTGGTATCAAGAAGTTGGATAGCCATACAGCGTCCATCGAATGTCAACTCTTTGGTATTATGCATAGAGCCCAAAAAACGGGGAAGGCCGGAACCTTCAGCGTTATTGGATACCATAGAAGCAGACACTCGGTAATTGTCATATACAAGAGATCCATCGCGCAAGCGACATATCTCCTTGACCAAACCAGACTGACGAGCAGTCGGTTCAATAAGAAACCAATCAGTCACATCAGCAAAACTAGGTGCGTTCTGCACTTGAACTATGACTAGATCAGT